CCATCGCCATCACCAACGCCCTCTGGAACGGCCCGACCGACAGCAACGGCATCACCGAAATCCAGGTGGCCGCCAAGCTCGCCTAAGCCAGGCACCGGCACTGCAGAGAACTCCATTCAACAGATTCAAGGAATCGACAACATGAAACGCCTTTTCACTTCCCCCATCGCTGGCGCCGTGCTGACCGCCATGGGTGCTCCTGCGATCATCCGCGCCCGCACGCGGGACCAGCTGACCTTCGACACCGCCCTCCTCCCGACGGTGCCGCTGGACGCGGCGGGCAACATGCGCGGCAAGGTCCTCGACCACGCCTACAAGACCTGGGACGGCAAGCGCACCGTGGACAGCACGGGCGCCTTCCTGGTCGGCGAACTCGAGCGCCTCGACCAGACCATCCACATGCCGCTGGCGGCCGTGACCTGGAGCCGGGATATCGAGCTGCGCGAGGACGTCACTATCGCCGATGAAGTCTCCAGCTTCACGCTGACGACCTTCGGCAGCGCGGGCAACCTGGGCACCGGCAACGGCATCCGCAACGGCAAGGCCTGGATCGGCAAGAGCACCGACCAGATCGGCGGCGTCGGCGTGGACACCGGCAAGATTCCGAACCCGCTGACGCCCTGGGGTCTGGAAATCAAGTTCACGATCCTCGAACTCGAGAGCGCTGCCAAGCTCGGCCGTCCCATCGACGACCAGAAGTACGAGGGCCTGAAGCTGAAGCTGCAGATGGACACCGACGAGCAGGTCTACGTGGGCGATTCGACGATCAACGTCGGCGGCCTCGTGAACAACGCTCTGGTGACCAACGTCGCCAATCTGCCGAACGGCGCCGGTGGCTCTTCGACCTGGGCGCTGAAGACCCCGGCTGAAATCCTGGCCGACGTCAACGCCACGCTGATCTCGGCATGGGCGGCGAGCGGCTACAGCACGATGCCCAACCGGCTCTTGCTGCCTCCCACGCAGTTCGGCTACATCAACAGCCAGGTGGTCTCTTCGGCGGGCAACATCTCGATCCTGAAGTACATCCTCGAAAACAACATCCTGGCCAACAGTGGCGGCGGCGCGCTGGTGATCGCTCCGGCGAAGTGGCTGGTGGGTGCTGGCGCTGGTGGCAGCATCGGCGTGAGCGGTCCCGACCGCATGGTGGCGTACAACAAGAACAAGCGCTTCGTGCGCTTCCCGATGACGCCGCTCCAGCGCACTCCGGTGCAGTTCGACAGCATCTACCACAAGAGCACGTACTTCTGCCGCCTCGGCGTGGTCGAGGTCGTGTACCCGGAAACCATCGTCTACCGCGACGGCCTGTAAAAGGCTGACGCACTGACGCATGAAGGCGGCGCGGGCTTTGACTCCGCGCCGCCTTTCCTTTTGCTACTACCTGGAGATACACCATGGCAAAGAAGACCCCCGTGGCGGCCAAGAAGGCCCCCGCCCCGCGCACGCCCTTGAAGGATGCGCCGAAACCCGGAGTCGATCCTCGCGATCCCTCGCATGTGGAAGACGAGGAAGAAGAGGCAGCCGACGAGAGCCTGGCCAGCAAGGCGGCATCGGATTTGGCCTCGCCTCCCAGCCCCACGCAGGAACAGCTGCACACGGCCAACGATGCCCCCGGTGCGGGCGGCCTCGAAGCCGGTGCTGCGGTCGTGCAGCCGCGCAAGCGCACGAAGCTCAAGAGCGAAGTGCTCTACAAGGTCAGCGTGCCCAAGGCCTTCAACCTGCAGCTCGACGACGGCTCGATGGTGCGCTACGAAGCCGGCACCGAGACCATGCTCGACGAGCACGCCGAGCACTGGTACGCCAAGGCCAACGGCGTCGAGATCGTCGATTAACCCAACCCACCCCGCCGCTGCGCGGGGCCTGAACACCATTGCCGGGGAAGTCCATGCAAAAGTACCAAGACAATATCATCGGCCGGAACGGCACTGCCCTGGCAGCGGTGAACGGCGCAAGTGTGCTGGTAACGCTTGCTGGTACCGTAACCGTTGCAACGATCTATTCGGACAATGGTGTGACCGTCATGCCGAATCCGATCATGACGGATGCCAACGGCTACTTCGAGTTCTACGCCGCCGATGGCGCCTATGACCTCTACGTGAATGGCCAGTTGACCTACACCGACGTGTTGGTTATCGACTCCGTCGTGAATGATGCCGATGTGCAAGCGGAACTCGCTGCCCGCCCTACTTCGGCGGCCCTGGCTACCTCGACGGCCGCAGCGACGGTCGGCGCCACGAGTGGCAATGTGCAGTCCTCATTGGATGCGCGGCCAACGGCGGCACAGCTTACGGCGACAGATGGGGCCACCAAGATCGGCACTCCTTCAGGCTCGGTGCAAACTGCCCTTGATGCGCGCCCGACCTCCGCAGCACTCGGCGCCACCACTGGCTCTACCCTCGTGGGCACCCCCGAGGGGAGCGTTCAGGTCGCGCTCGGCAACCGGCTGACGGCGGGCCAGTTGGCTACGATTCTGGGCCAATCCTCGACCGCCGCAGTCGTTGGCTCGGCTGGTTCCAGTACTGTTCAGGCCGACCTCAACGCACGGCCCACTTCGGCGGCGCTCTCTGCAGCCGGAGGGGCGGCCCTCGTGGGCGCGACGGGCGGCACAGTTCAGGCTTCCCTTGATGCGCGATTGACCTCGGCTGCGCTGGCAGCGACAGGAGGAGCGGCGCTTGTCGGGGCCACTGGAGGAACGGTACAGGCTTCATTGGATTCCAGGGCCACATCTGCTGCCTTGGCCGCAGCAGCGACAGTGCCGCTGATGGCCTTCACCGCGGCAGAAGGGCAGAGCATCTTCGACAATGCTCTGCCCATGGCAAATTACACGGCACTTCGCGCCTACACGGGGCGCGCTACCGGTGTGCGCATCACAAACGCGATCACCGCTGGCGTCTTCCAACGGGATGCCTCGGATACCACCAGCGCGGACAATGGCGGCACGATCATTGTCGACGCCTCAAATCGCCGCTGGAAGCGTTCCCCGGCGCCTTTCCGTGCCGCATGGTTTGGGACCGTCACCGATGGCGTCACCGACGACACGGCGGCTTGGAATGCGGCCATCGCGGCGGCCTATGCCGTCGGCGCCCGCTATGTGGAGGTCCCTGATGGGGATACGGCCATTGCTGGAACCATCGTCCTGAAGCCGGGGGTGCTGGTGTCAGGCCCCAAATCGAACAAGCCCAACGCGACCGCTGGCTACGGGGCGCGGGTCACCCACACCGCAGCCTCGCCGAACACTGATCTTTTTACCACGGATAGCGTTGCCGTGGGGAGCTACCAAAGCTCGGGCTCGATTCAGAACATGTCAATCACTGCTTCCGCCGCCAATACGCGGTATGGGCTGTACATGCATAACTTTATCGGCGCGTTGCCGACAGCGCTTCAATTTGCGGGTGGATTTACCGGGGCGCCGATAGCAGTGCAAGGGGCGCTCAACTCGAAGTTCTCGAATCTACGATTCCTCAATTCGACGTCGACGAACGTGCCGACCGCGATTCGCCTACTCTCTGGTGGCACGACGGGCGGGGCAGTGGATATCTACTCGACGACGCTGACGTTCGAGGATATCTACGTCAGTGGAAAACTGGCCCCGGGTTCTGGTGGCTTCGAGAGCGTGTTCATCGCGGACCCAGGCGGTGGCAAGCAGATCGTCTTCGACAGTCCTGTCTACGAGAGCATCAACGGCATCGCCTTCAACATCGGCAAGGGCAATCAGGTCATCATCAAGAATCCGTATTGCGAGAACGTCCCGAACTCCAATGCGGCAATCCCGATGTTCGAGGTGGGCGTCACCGGTGCGGGGGCTCCGAATAACGCCTACGATACCTCCACGTCACTCGTGATTGAAGGCGAAGGCGGTGGCCTCATGCAGTACAGCCAGGGCGCCGCCACGCTGACCAAGCTGCTCAACACCGACGTAGCCCAGTATGTCGAGATTCGCAATCTTCAGCTGGACCGAGTGATTCAACTCATCTCGGGCACGAACAACACGCAGCAGTTCCGCATGTCGGGGCTGAAGAGTTCGTCGATCACGACCATTCAAACGGGGCTGACTGACTACAAGGTCTTCGACCTGGGCGGCAACGTCTTCTTGTCCGGCGCCCTGGGCGCAAGCCATAAGGCGGGCACCAATGCCACGCGGCAATCACTGCCCTTGACGCTCTTCAGCCATGGCGATCTCTACCTCGAGTCAGACGTGGGCACCGAAGGCCGGGCATCATGGCTAGACAAAGTCGCCGGCATTTTCAAGTCCATGCGCGTTAAGAGCGGCATCGCTCCTACCACGCGTTCGTGGATACGCGGTGACGCTGTGGACAATGCCTTCCCAGCAATAGGTGGGGCGGCCGGGTGGACGGCGACGGCCACCGTTACAGTGCCCGTCAGCACCACCTTCATCATCTCCGGCCAAACAGGAGTGGCGAAAGGACCCACAGCATCGCGCCCGACGATGGCGACTTTTCAGGTTGGCACTGATGCGGCCTGGGCGGGCGCCTGGTACCTCGACACGACGCTGGCGGCCGCTGGCAAGCCAATCATGTGGACCGGAACAGCATGGGTTGATTCAACTGGAGCAATAGTCTAAAAATGGCAATCATCATTGATGTCGGCGCTGCGCCGATCGTACTCCCCCCAGAATTCCGGGACGCGTTCCCAGAATTCTCCAACGCCACAACCTACCCCGATGCCACCATCAACTTCTGGTTGTTGCTCGGCATGAAGCTCATGAACCCGTGCCGCTGGGGTGATCTCGCCCCCTACGGACTCATGCTGTTCGTTGCCCACAACCTCGCCCTGGGGCAGATGAGCATTGCCTCGAGTAGTCAAGGTATCCCAGGCCTGATCGTGGGGTCCTTGACTGCGGCCAGCGTGGACAAGGTCAGCTACAGCCGTGCCCAGGTCCTGATGGACCCCAAGAACGGTCAGTGGAATCTCACGACCTACGGCATGCGCTGGATTGCCCTCGTCAAGATGGTCGGCGCCGGCCCGATCCAGGTGGGCGTGCCGCCTGGAGGCAGTAACTATGGCTGGGCTGGAGCGTGGCCGGGGGTAGTCTTCCCGCCCGCGAACCAGTAATGGCTACGGGGGGCCGGGGCAAGAACGGGGTCCAGACCCTCAGGCATCGCGGCGATCTTGAAAGCCTGCTGGCGGGGCTCGAAATCCTGATCGATGCCCAGGTCCTCGTGGGCTTCCCCGATGACACCACGGCGCGGGAGCCCGAGGTCGATGAGAACGGCAAGCCGATCCCGGCTGACCTCACGAATGCCCAGCTTGGCTACATCCACGACAACGGCGCCCCTGAGGCCAACATCCCGCAGCGCGAGTTCATGAGCCCAGGCATCGAGGTCGTGCGCGATGCCATCACGGAGACCCTGGCCAAGACGGCGATGGCGGTACTCAAGGGCGGCGGTCCCGAGAAAGCCATTGCTGGACTGACTCAGGTCGGCTTCAAGGCTGCCAACAGCATCAAGCGCACGATCAACGAAGGCATCCCCCCTCCCCTCTCCGACAGGACCCTGAGGGCGCGCATGAAGAAGGGCCGCAAGAACGGAGGCGGCGCTCGCAAAGGGGCGGCCATCGAGCTTGACCGGCGTTGGGATGCCCAAGAGCCCAGCGTCGAGTACGCGAAGCCCTTGGTTGATACCGCGCAAATGCGCAACGCAGTTACCTTTGTCATCCGCAGTCGAAAGAAGAAGGAGTGAGGCGATGCCGCAACTCGACGTGTCCTTTGTGACAAAAGACCCCATGCTCGCCGACGCCCTCAATGTGCGCCGCCGCACTCAGACGATCGACAGCCATGGTCGGATGAGCGCCCCCACCGTGGAGACCTTCACGGCGCTCCTTGGCGTGGTCACCCAGCAGGACCCCGCCGAGATCATGCGGCGCGATGCCGAGGTCCACGTGCCGCGCCGCATCTTCGTGGCCGCCATGTTTGCTTTTCGCGGCGCCAGCGTGAGCGCTGATGGCCTCACCAACTACCAGCCCGACGTTATCCGCTGGCCCGTGAATGCTGACGGTAGTGATGCCAGTGGAGCCACCGACTACGTCGTCGATCAGGTGCTGCCCTATGGCCGCTATGGGCAAGGCGTCTACGAGGTCGTGGCGTCGTCGCAGAAGGCCGTTGACGTGCCGCAATAGGAGAAGCCATGGCAACCATTCCCTTTGTGCTCCCAGATGCCCTCCCCTCCGTGCTCAGCGATGACGCGCTTGTCGACGTCATCCAAGAGACGGTGGTGGGCATCACGGGCCTCGACCCCAAGCTGGTGCGACCATCAGCCCAGCCCAATCCTCCCAACCTGCCCGACTTCTCCATCAACTGGGTGGCGCTCCTTGTGAACGTCACGGATGCCGATACCTTCGCCTTCATCCGCCAGATCAACGAGGAGGAGATCGAGCTTGAGCGCGACCAGGAAATCAACCTCCTGGCCTCCTTCTACGGACCTCAAGCGCAGAACGTTTGCGGGGTCTTCAAGGATGGCCTTCAGATCGAGCAGAACCGCTTCGCCTTGGGCCGCTCCGGCATCAAGCTCATCAACACGGCGCGAGAGCGCCACTTGCCGTCGCTGGTGAAGGAGGTCTACCAGCAGCGCTATGACCTTCCCGTGCTCATGCGGCGGCGCATTCGCCGCGTCTACCAATCGGCCTCCATCAACTCCGCGATGCTGGGACTCGACAACGAGTACTACATCACACCCATCACCGTCAACCCTCCCACTCCGTAAGGAAGTCTCAAAATGAAACCATCTCTTTCCGTATCGCGCATCGTCGCTGTGGCTGTCAGCCTTACGGCGGCGGGGGCGCAAGCCCAGAGCCTGAGCAACATGCTGGTCATGGGCACCTCGACCGTGATCGATCCCGTCGAGCGCTATCGCAGCTACACCGACCTGACCGACGTCGCCAATGACTTCGGCCTGCTCGCCGAAGAGTACAAGGTGGCCCAGCGCTGGTTCTCGCAGTCGCCGCAGCCCACCGAGCTGCTCGTCGCCCGCTGGGTGAATGCGGCCAGCAGCGGCGGTATTCGCGGCGCCGTGCGCCCTGCGAGCCAACAGCTCATGACCGTGTGGAATGCCATCACCGCGGGCAGCTTCAAGGTCGCCGTCAACGCGGGCGCCCTCACCGACGTCACCGGCCTGAACTTCGGCGCCGCCGCCAATCTCAATGCGGTGGCGGGCATCATTCAGACGGCCCTCGCCGGGACGACCGTGGTCTGGAACAGCTTCTACCAGCGCTTCGAGATCACCAGCAACCTGACCGGCGCCACCTCGGCCATCTCGTTCTTGCAGCCGGCAGCCACGGGCACCGATATCTCCAGCCTGCTGGGGATGACGGCGGCATCGAGTGGCGCCTATCTCTTCACCGGCCAGGTCGCCGAGACGGCCGTGAGCGCAGTCCAGTACATGGATGCCCTCCTCGGTCAGAAGTGGTACGGCGTCATCGTGCCGAGTGGCGTCAATGCCGACCACCTGGCGATCGCCGGATTCATCGAAGGCACCGACACCAAGCACACCTATTGGGTGACCACCCTGGAAGGCGGCGTGATCTCGGCGGTTTCGACGACCGATATCGCCTACCTGCTCTCGCAGCTCCACTACCGCCGGACCTTCGTGCAGTACTCGAGCAGCGATGCCTACGCGGCGGCCTCGGCTGCAGGGCGCATCCTGACCACGGACTTCGACGGCAACAACACGGTCATCACCCTGAAATTCAAGCAGGAGCCGGGTGTCGTGGCCGAGGACCTCAACAGCAACCAGGCCAATGCCGCCGAGGCCAAGCACGCCAACATCTTCGTCAACTACAACAACGACACGGCGATCATCGAGCAAGGCGTCATGGTCGACGGCACTTTCGTCGATATCGTCACCGGCACCGACTGGCTGGCGGTCGAGCTGCAGCAGCGAGTCTACAACCTGCTCTACACGAGCACGACGAAGATTCCGCAGACCAATGCGGGCATGCAGTTGCTGACGACCACCTGCGAGGCAGTCTGCGCACAAGGCGTGGTCAATGGCCTCCTGGCCCCAGGCGTCTGGAACAGCAACGGCTTCGGCACGCTGACCCAGGGCGCCTACCTGGAGAAAGGCTACTACGTCTACGCGCCCAACGTCGACACGCAAGACCCTGCCGACCGAGCCGCTCGCCTGGCCGTGCCCATCCAGATCGCTGCCAAGCTGGCCGGCGCCATTCACCACGTTGACATTGCTGTCACGGTCAACCAGTAAACCCTCGCAACTTCAGGAGAAATTCAATGAGCAAGACTTACAGCTTCCTCGATGTAACCGCATCGATCAGCGGCCCTGGCGGGGCCTTTTCCATCGGTGCGGGTTCGGGCAACGCCGAGGAAGGCATCACGATCGTCCCCACGGGGCCGATGAACGGCATGCTGATCGGCGCCGACGGCGAGGGTATGCACAGCCTCTACGCCGACCGGAGCGGCAAGGTGACCGTGCGCCTGCTGAAGACCTCGCCCACCAATGCACAGCTGATGCAGATGGCGAGCTTCCAGCGCTCGAGTGGCGCCTTGCACGGTCAGAACGTGCTGGTCATCTCGGACACCAGCCGCAACGACAGCATTGCCTGCCGGCAGACCGCATTCGCCAAGATTCCCGATATCACCTACGCCAAGGACGGCGGCACGGTGGACTGGGAATTCGACGTCGTGCGCATCGACCCCAACCTCGGCGTCTAAGCCGGACTTTCCCAGGAGACCATAAATGATCAACGCAGAGCCAGTCATCGGCGGCAAGAAGTACCAGATCGGCCGCCTCAACGCGATGCAGCAATTCCATGTGAGTCGCCGCATCGCCCCCCTCCTCGCCACCATGGGGATCAGCTTCGCCACAATCCTCCAGCATCGGACGATCGATGTGGAGCAGCTGATCCCCGTGCTGGGGCCGGTGAGCCATGTGCTCTCGACCATGTCGGACGAGCAGACCGACTACATCTTCGCGACGTGCCTGAGCGTCGTGAAGCGGGCCGAGAAGGGACCAGGGGGCAAGGACATGTGGGCGCCCGTGAGCGCCGGTGCACTGGTGCAATACGACGATATCAACATGGCCCAGATGATCGCCATCGTGGTCGCCGTTCTCCAGGTCAACCTGGAGGATTTTTTCAAGGAGCTTCTCGCGCAGGTCGAAGCGAGAAGCTCCTCTCCAAGTCAGGCACCGGCAACGGGGTCCTGACCATCGGCATGGTAGAGGGCGAGGACATGATGTACCGCCCTGTCATGCGGCGGGTCCTCCCAGAAAGCGCGCTCTACGACGGCTCGATCTCGTTGGGCCGCGTGATGCTGCTCAACGAGGCCATCGATGTGGAGGATGAAAACCTCTACCGATTCAACAAGGCCGAAGCTGAGCGGCAGGAAGTAATGAAAAACCGGAGGTAATCGCATGGCTGACAATTCGACCATCTTGCGTGAGTACCTGATTAGCCTTGGCTTTAAGGTTGATCAGAAGGAAGGCAAGAAGTTTGACGATGGCCTCGCCAAGTGGGATAAGCGGGCGAATGCCTTGGGTAAATCCCTCTTCGCGGCGGGCACGGCCGCCGCCGCCATGGTCGCGACCTTCGCCTATTCCATGGAGAAGCTGTACTACGCCAGCCGCCGCACGGACAGCGCGGTGGGGAGCATCAAGGCCCTCGACTACGCCAGCCGGCAAGTCGGCGTCAAGAACATCCAGCAATCGCTGGAAGCTGTGGCTCGCAATTTGCGCAGCAACCCAGGGCTGACCGGCCTGCTGGAAAGCCTGGGCGTGCCCGTGAAGGGTCGCGACAAGTCTGATGTGCTCATCGATCTCGTGAGCCAACTCAAGAAGATGCCCTTCTTCGTGGCGGAGAAATTCGCCAATCTCTTCGGCATCGATCCCGACACGCTCTTCATGCTTCAGGATGGCCTCGACAAGCTGAAGGCGGCCAATCAGCAGCGCAAGGAGATGGCGAACAAACTAGGCGTTGACCAAGAAGCCGCCGCCAAGGCAAGCGTCGAACTCGCCAACAGCTGGCAAGAGACTGTCGAGTACGCCGGCCTCTTCCGGGATGCCCTGGTCATCTCTATCTTGCCCAAGCTGTTGGAGGTCGGGGCCGTCAGCCGGGAAGTGCTCAGTGACTGGATCAAGATCGTTCAGCAGGGCGATGTTTTCGGCCGCCTGACAGAGGGCCTCTTTGGCCGCTCGGGTGGCGTGGAGCTTTCCGCTGAGAGCAAGGCCAGGCTTGGCATAGGCGAAGCCGAAACGACGTCGGCCCGCAGTGGCATCACGGGCTGGTTCAAGGACAAGTACGAGGGCACCATGCGCGCCCTCGGCAGCAAGAAGTACGCACGCCCCGTCGCCAACGAAGCTAGCGTGGATACGGCCCAGGACGACAGCGCATTCAAGAAGGGTGGTACCGGCCTTCCCCCAGCCGTCTCGCGGCCGCCTACGCCCGCTACGGGGCCTTCTGGTGGCGCTCTCGCCGATGGTGGTCCAGTGCCTCGGGGGAGCAAGGCCGAAGTGGCCCGCCAAACGGAAGCCGCCGAGAGGGCTGCCCCCCTCTTCGCCAGGCTGGAGAAGCAATACAACCTGCCCCAGGGCTGGCTGGGGCGAGTCTGGGCTCAGGAGTCGCGCCGAGGTGGCGCCATGATGTCAAGCGCTGGAGCCCAAGGCCACTTTCAGTTCATGCCCGACACTGCCAAGCAATACGGGCTCAAGAACCCCAATGATCTGGAAGAGAGCGCTACGGCCTCGGCCAAGATGTACGGCTACTTGCTCAAGAAGTATGACGGCGACCAGAACAAGGCGGCTGCCGCATACAACTGGGGCGAAGGCAAGGTCGACCGTTATGGTCTTGGCAAGGCTCCTGCCGAGACTCGAGGCTACATGGCTGCGATCGCCGGCCAAGGCGCCCAGCAGACAGCTGGGGCTGGTATCAATCAGACCAACGTCATCACCGTCAATGGCTCGAGTGACCCGAAGCTTGCCGCCAAGCTGATCGGCACGGAGATCGAAGACGCCAACGCCGATGTGGTGCGTAACATGAAACAGAGGGTGCAATAATGGTTGGCTTTGTCGACCCCAGCCTTGATGCAGGTGACCAGGTCATTCAGGTGACCCCGGTCCGAAGCATCGGGCCATTCACGGCACAGGTCACGCTGGAAGAGCGCCACCGCGACGAGATGGTCATCACGGATCACCCCGTCGAGAGCGGCGCCGTCATCAGCGACCACGCCTACATGCTGCCGAGTGGCGTGACCATTCGCGTGGGCTGGAGTGACAGCCCAGCCGGTGACCAGGGCGGCCTCGGCTCCTTGCTCGGGGACTTTGGCCTCGACCAGCTCTCGGGGATCACCTCGATGACCGCGGGCGAGGCCCTGGGCTCATCGCGGGAGATGTACCAAAACATGCTGGAGCTTCAAAAGTCCCGCATCCCGTTTGAAATCCAAACGGGCAAGCGCATCTACACCAACATGCTGGTGCGCAGCATCGACACGACCACCGATCACGACAACGAGAACTCCGTGGTGCTTACCATCGAGTGCCGTGAAATCCTGATCGTGACCACGCAAGTCGTGGCAGTGGGGGCGCCTCCCGAGAATCAGCAGGACCCCGCCTCGACCACGCCCACGGTGGAGAAGGGAACCAAGCAATTGCAACCCGCTCAGAACTACAACACCGCCGCCGGTGATGCAAGCGCGGCGGCGAGCCCAACCGCGAGCCAAACGCCATGAGTCGCACAGCCTACGAAATCCCGCTGAGTTCGCAGCCCCAGCTCTTCAACATCCAGCTTGCTGGCAAGACCTACTTCCTCACGATTCGCTGGAACACCGCTGCCCTCTACTGGGTGCTGGATATCGCCGACCAGGATCGCGCGCCTGTGATCAGTGGCATTCCAGTCGTGACCGGCCTCGACCTGCTCGGCCAGTACGCCTACCTGGAGTTCGGCGGCATGCTGATTGTGCAAACGGATGGCGACCCCGACGTCGTGCCCACCTACGCGAATCTGGGCAGTGAAGGCCACATCTACTTTCTAGTCGAGGATGCCGTATGACCTCTGATGTGCAGTTCTTGCGCAAGGCCTCCCTCTTGGTTGTCGAGGGTGAGAAGGCCCTCGACCTCAGCGACCTCCATTTTCAGTTCGCCACCAAGCAAGCCGACGAAGAGAGCCCAGACAACTGCAGCATCCGGGTCTACAACCTCAAGGAAGATACGGTCAAACGCATCAAGGGCGAGTACAGCAAGGTGGTGCTCCAAGCCGGCTACGTCGACAGTGCCTTTGGCGTGATCTTTCAGGGCACCATCAAGCAGCTGCGCGACGGCAAGGACCCGGTGGGCATCTCGACCTATCTGGACATTCTCGTAGCGGATGGAGACATGGCCTACAACTTCGCTGTGATCAATCAGACCCTGGCCGCGGGCTCGACGCCCACGCAGCGCCTTGGCGCAATGATCGGCGCCATGAATCCGCAAGGCGTCACGGCAGGCAAGGTCCTCGTGCCTGGCACTGGCGGCATCCTTCCCAGGGGGAAGGTCCTCTTTGGCCTGGCCCGTGCTGCCCTCCGTCAGGAGACCGGCGCCCAGGGCTCTACCTGGACCATCCAGAACGGCCAAGTGAACGTGATTCCGCTCGACGGCTATCTGCCCAGCGAGGCGGTGGTCCTGACGGCTGCTACAGGCCTCATTGGCCGCGTGGAGATGACAGAGGATGGCATGCGCTGCCGGGCGCTGATCAACCCCAAGCTGGTCATCGGCGCCCTCGTGAAGATCGACAACCGGAGCATCAACACGACGGAGTCCTCGGCGAATGCCGCCATCAACGGCGGCCAGGTACCCTACAACAAGTGGGCTGGAGTTCAGCAATTCGCAAGCCTCGCCGAGGATGGACTCTATCGCATCTACAGCGCGGAGTTCGTGGGAGACACGCGGGGTGGCGAATGGTATGTGGACCTGGTGACCCTCGCTGTTGACCCGGTAACGAAAAAGGTGAAACCCTATGGATAGAAGAGAGCGAAACGCTGGGTCTCAAACGGCGCTGCTCGCCGCCTTTGCTGGGATGCAGTCGGAAATCTACACAAGCCTTCCCTGCCTGATTCAGAGCTTCGACCCCGCCAAGCGCACGGTCACGGCTCAGCCGGTCACAAAGGCCCAGGCTCAGAACCCCGACGGCAGCTTCAGCTGGATTGCGTTGCCCATCCTTCCTGACGTCCCCGTCTACTTCCCTGAAGGCGGTGGCGTCACGCTGACGTTCCCCATCAAGAGCGGAGACGAGGCGCTGGTGGTCATCGCCAATCGCTGCATCGATGCATGGTGGCAAAGCGGGGGCATCCAGATTCAAGCCGATATCCGCATGCACGATCTCAGCGATGGCTTCGCCTTCGTGGGGGTCTCATCGGTGCCTCGAGTCATCTCGAACATCAGCACGACGCGGGCGCAGTTTCGCAGCAATGATGGCCAGGCTTTCGTTGAGATCGACCCGACCTCGCATCTCATCAGGGCCAAGACCAGCGGCGACCTGACGGCTGAAGTAGCGGGCAACGTGAGCGCCACAGTCGGTGGTACCTTGCTTGCCGACGTCACGGGCGCCATCACGATCAACAGCCCGGTGAGCGTGACCATCAACACGCCAACGGTCTTTTGCTCGCAAACGCTGAGCTGCTTGAATTTGCTGGTGCGGCCTGGCGGCGTGTCCTCGATGAGCGGGGGCGCCATCACCATGTCGAGCATGAATCTCAGCTACAGCAACTGCGCTACCGCCTACTCCGGCGGCACGATGACCTTCAACGGCAAGAACATCACCGATACCCACATCCATAGCGGCGTTACCACGGGTGGCGGTGCAACGGGCGGCGTCGTCTAAAGGAGAGACCATGCGATACCGGGAACTTGATCCCAACGGGGACTACGTCTTCATGGGCAACAGCCCATTCCTTGTGAATAGCCCAGCCACCGTTGCACAAGCAGTGCTCACGAGGCTCAGGCTCTTCACGGAGGAGTGGTTCCTCGACAACCGAATCGGCCTCAACAAGAAGATGATTCTTGGCTACCGCACGGCCCTGACCCGGGACCTCGCGGTCAAGCGCCGCATTCTCGAAACCCAGGGCGTCACCCGCCTGACCAAGTACTACAGCACGGTGGACGTTCGCGACTTCCGAGTGGTGGCGACCATCGACACCATCTACGGTCCCGCCACCATCGACACCAACGAGGTTCCTTGATGCCCACCTACCCTCTTCCCACTTTGGCGGCCACGGTCAGCGCGACCGGCATCACGGCGCCCCCGTTTTCCGATATCTATCAGAGCCTTCAGGCGAAGGTCCAGAGCATCTACGGCGCCGATGCCTACATCGATCCTGACAGCCAGGACGGCCAGTTGCTCGCCGTCTTCGCTCAGGCCGTGAGTGATTGTGATGACACCGCCATCGCCATCTACAACAGCTTCTCGCCTTCTACGGCCATCGGCGATGCGCTGAGCAAGAACGTCAAGATCAACGGCATTGCCCGCGCTGTGGCGACCTTCAGCTCGGCGACCATCAGGGTGACCGGCAACATCGGCACTATCATCACCAACGGCATCGTGGCCGACTTGCTCCAGCGCCGCTGGTTGCTGCCAGCAAGCGTGACCATCCCACCGGCTGGTTTCATCGACGTGACCGCGGAGGCTGAGTTTGCCGGAAACCTGGCGGCCGATATCGGCACCATCAATGCCATCGTCACGCCTCAGCTGGGATGGCAGACGGCAAGCAACACGACCACGGCCGCCCCAGGCGCTCCCGTCGAGTTGGATGCCGCCCTCCGGCGCCGGCAGACCTATTCGACTGCCCTCCCCTCGCGGACCGTGATCGATGGCATCACCGGGGCCATCGCCGCCATCTCTGGCGTGACCCAGGTCGTGGTCTACGAGAACGATACCGACGCCACTGATGCCAACGGTCAGCCCGAGCACAGCATCGCCGCGGTCGTTCTGGGCGGCGATGCCACAGCCATCGCAACAGCCATCGCGGTGAAGAAGACGCCAGGGGCCTTCACGCATGGCTCGACCGCCATCACTGTGCTGGGCGCCAACGGCTTGCCAACGATCATTCGTTTTGCCTACGCAACGGCAGTCCCGCTTGCCATCGCCATCACGATCAAGGCCAAGACCGGCTATACGACGACCGTCGGCGACCAGATCAAGGCGGCGCTGGTGGCCTACATCAATGGTTTGGGCATCGGTGGCCGCAGCGATATCGGCAAGCTCTACCTCCCAGCCCAGTTCTATGGCGGTCCAGGCAGCGAGAAATTCGAGGTCAACGTGCTGCAGCAGGCCATCAAGCCAGCCACGCCGACAGCCGCTGACGTCGATATCGCCTACAACGCCTGGGCCACGCTGGTCACGGCTGACATTGCACTGACGGTGACGTGATGAGAACACTCGACGAATACCTCCAGCTCGTGACGAGCGAGCACCGCGACAAGCCTCTCTTCATGGCAATGGTCGAGATGCTTGTGCAGCCGCTCATCGATATCGGCAACCAGATGACCGAGCTAGTCGATGACTTTGATCTCGATGACGCCGTCGGTGTACAGCTCGACAAGGTCGGCGAATGGATCGGACTCTCGCGGGTCCTGGCCATTCCGCTGACTGGGGTCTACTTCAGCTGGGACGATACGGTGCTTACCGGCTGGGAGTCGGGCACCTGGAAAGGCGACTTTGATCCCAGTACGGGGCTGACCTCCTTGCCGGATGACGAGTACCGGCGCCTGCTGAAAGCTAAGATCGCCGCCAACCACTGGGATGGCACCATGGAAGGCGCGCAGGCCATTTGGAATCTGGTCTTTGCCGGCGCTCAAACCATCATCGTCCAAGACAACCAAGACATGACGATGACGATTGGCTTCGTCGGGCCGCCGCTGACGGCGGTACAACAAGCCCTGCTCACCGGCGGCTACTTCCCCCTTAAGCCGGGCGGAGTCCGCATCCGTTACTACGCGATCCCCGTCGACACTGGCCCCCTCTTCGCATGGGACGCCAGTAGCCCAGAGCTTCAAGGCTGGGAAACGGGATCGTGGGCTAAAGAAGTCTCAACCTCTTAAAGGAGAAGCAAGTCGTGGCAACTACCAACATTCTGCAATTCGCGCCCGTCGATACTGGCACCAACCTGCTCAGCGATGCCGCCTATCTGGCGGCGAGTGATCGCACCAATGGCAATCAGCCTGGCATTGCCTCGGCGAAGCTCGTGAACAAGGGCCTGCGGCAGTCCTCGGCCATCGCGGCGGGCGTGGCGCAGTATCTCGCCGATACCCAGGCGACCAATGTCACCGATGCGCTGACCCCGGCTCAAATCTCGACGATGATGAAGGCTGGCACGGGTGGCCGCTGGATCAACCGCCAGGTCATCACGGCAGGCGGCACCTACACGCCCTCGTCCTCCCTCGTGGCCTACGGCGATGTAATCGTAGTGGCTGGTGGCGGGGGCGGTGGCGGCAATGCCGCCACCGGCTCGGGTCAAATGTCGGCTGGCGCCAGTGGCGGTGGCGGTGGTTGGGCACGCCGGCGCC